AGCGCGCCACGTCCTCGTGACGTCCTTGACGGCCGACAACGATCAGCTCAAAGACAATCTCTCCGTGATGGTGGCTCGTGCCGAGCGGGCCGAGCAGGATCGCGTGGTGGTCGAGGCCACCGTCGCGGAACTCCGGATCCAGGTCACCGCGTTGACCACGGACACCGTCGCGCGGCAGGCGGCCCTGGAGGCCGCCCTGGCGCAGGCGACCCGGCTCGAGACCGAGCGCGATGCGGCGCAGACGGCCTACGCCGCGGCCGACCAGGCGCGGACGACGGCGCAGGCCACGCTCCAGGGCGTGCGCGAGGATCTGCGCGGCGCGGTCGCGTACACGGTGGCGTGCCTGGTGCAGCGCGAAGCCGATCGCGCCCGGAAGGCGCAGGCCTCGCCGGAGAAACTCCTGAAACACGTCGACTACTTCTACAGCACGCATGGCGACTTCTGCCGCGAGGCGTTGCGCCCGATCCTGCGCGTCGTCGCGCGGGTGCGGGGTGTCGCCGTGCAGGCGCTCCTCGATCGCGTCGTGCCGACGCTGCTGGCCGAGTCGACCGGGCAACTGCGGCTCGTGGCCGCGGACACCGATACGGAGACCCTGGCGCCGGCGCTCGAGCGCGTGCTGCGGCGCTGGGAAGCCGAACGCGCCGACACGATGGCCGAGGGCATTCTGGCGATGACCGGGCCGTGCCAGACGTGCGACGACTCGGGCTGCGCGTGTGACGTGATGACCGGCGACCTGGGGGACGCGCTGTGTCCGCCGGACTGTCCGACCTGCGCGGCGGACTGCACATGCATGACGGCGAAACGAGGCAAACATGGCCGATGATCTCGAGGTGCGCTCGTTCACCGAATGCCGCGTGCAGGCCATCGACAATCGCCGCCTGTCGGGTTATGCCGTGGTCTTCAACTCGCTGTCGGTCGACCTGGGCGGCTTCCGGGAAGTCATCGATCCGGCCGCGGTCGATCGCACGTTGACCGACGCGGCCGACATCCGGGCGCTCGTGAACCATGACGCCAGTAAACCGCTCGGCCGCACGCGCGCCGGCACGCTGCAGCTGCGCAAGGATGCCACGGGGCTGGCGTTCACGATGGAACCCGATCCCGACATCAGTTATGCCCGCGATATCATGCTCGCGGTGAAGCGCGGCGATGTCAGCGGGATGTCGTTTGCGTTCCGCGCGCTCACCGATGAATGGAACTACGACGCGACCACCCCCGTGCGCACGGTCACGGATATGCGCATGAGTGAGATCAGTGTCGTGACCTTCCCGGCCTACGCGGACACGCAGGTCGCGATGCGGTCGCTCACGGCGTTCAAGGCGCAGCAGCGCAATACCTCTGTGGCCTGGCTGCAACGCGTGCACAAGACGAGGCTGGCGCGGTGATTACCGTCGCGGATCTCGTGCGCATCCGCCCCTACACGGTCGTCGATGACGCACGCTTGCTCTCGCTCATGCGACTTGTGCGTGAGGCGGACCGGCGCCAGCTCCCGGGCGACGTGGTCGAGTGCGGCGTGGCGCGGGGCGGCTCCGCGGCCGTGATGGCCGCGGTCACGTCCCGCCACTGCTGGCTCTATGACTCGTGCCAGGGCCTGCCGGCGCCGCAACCGGTCGACGGGCCCGAGGCGCCCGCCTATACCGGCGCGAACCAGACCACGCCGCAGACCATTGCTGCCGCGCTGTCGACCTTAGAGGTCGCGCCCGCGCGCGTGACGCTGCGCGCCGGCTGGTTCGAGGACACGTTTCTTCGGCCGGGCCCGTCCCTGATTGCGGTGCTGCACATCGACGCGGACTGGTACGACAGCGTCTGGCTCTGCCTGCATACGTGGTACGACTACGTCATGCCGGGCGGCGTGATCGTCCTCGACGACTACGGCTTCTGGCCGGGCTGCCGGCAAGCCTACGCCGATTTCATCGCCGCGCGGCACCTGACGCCCGACCTCCAGCGCGTCGGTGAACAGGCGTGGTGGCAGAAATGAAAGTCGGACGGCCGCGCGAAGTCGAGAACCCAGTGCGCGTCTCGGTGCGCGTCTCGGCGTCGGACTACGACCGGATCGATCGCATCGCCCGCGACTCGGGCACGTCCGTGCCGGCCGTCATCCGCTCGGCGATTTCGGTGCTACAAAGTCGGCCGTCGCGGAAACCCTCCGCACAATAGCCCAGCGCACACAGAGAGCCCGGTACTGCCGCGCCGACGATGATCGGCGTGTTGCCGGGCGCCAACGATGCCGATCCGGCGATGCCCGGACGCATCCACATCAACGAACCCAAACCCCCGTTTGCGTTCGTGCGTGGAATGTGTCCGGTGCCATGTGTCGCCGCTGTTCCTCACGCACGACCCCGAGGTACAGCGTATGGCCCTCCCAGAACTCCGAGAAAACAAAGGCCGGTTAGCCAATGAGGCCGACCAGATCTTGCAAACGGCGATCACCGAGAACAATCGCGATCTCAAGCCCGAGGAGCTGACGAAGTTCGATGCGTTGCATGCGGACATCGAACGCCTCACGGCGCAGATCACGCGCTTCGAGAAGCAGGCCGCCGTCATGGCGTCGCTCGACGAGACGACCGGCCGGCGTGCCGAATTGGCCCAGCCCGAGAGCCGCGCGAAGGTGCCGTATCACCGCGGCGGCCCGATCACCAACAAGAATCGCACCGAGGCCCTGCGCGCGTGGATGTGCGCCGGCAATCCGGAATCGGACCCGTCGCCCGAGTTGCGCGACCTGGCGCGGCGCTGCGGCATGCCGCTCGAGTCGCGCTCCATTCGGATCGGCATGTTCGCGCCGCAGGCGCTCAAGGCCTCCGAGTGGCAGGGCATGAACGGCGCGGGCAGTTTCCGGCCGGGCCAGGATGACAAGCGATCGTGGCAGCAGACCGTCGACGAGGAACGCGCGGCCCTCACCGGCCTGCAGTCCTCGACCACGACCGGCGGCTACACGGTCGCCGATGAAATGATGCGCTCGCTCGAGGTGGCGCTGCTCGCGTATGGCGGGATGCGCTCGGTCGCGACCGTCATCCGCACGGCGACGGGCGGGCCGCTGCCCATCCCGACGACCAACGACTCGTCGAACAAGGGCGAGATCATCGGGGAGAACACGACCTCCAACGAACTGGAAATGACGTTCGGCCAGCTCGTGCTCGACGCCTGGAAATACAGTTCCAAGTACGTCCTGGCCTCGATGGAATTCCTGCAGGACACCTCGATCAACGTGTCGGAGTTCCTCGGGTCGGCGCTCGGCACGCGCATCGCGCGCATCCAGAACGATCACTTCACGACCGGCACCGGCTCGCAGCCCAACGGCATCGTCACGGCCGCGACGTCCTCGGCCATCACGTTTGCCACCATCAATACCGTCACCGCGGACAACCTGACTGACGTCATTCACTCCGTCGATCCTGCGTATCGCGCCAACGGGCGCTGGATGTTCCACGATGGCGGGCTGAAGATGATCAAGAAGGTCAAGGTGCTCCAGTATTCCGGCGACACCACCGGCGTGCCGCTCTGGATGCCGGGGCTGACCGCGGGCCAGCCGGACACCATTCTCGGCTATCCCTACGTCATTAATCAGTCGATGACCACGCCCGCGACCGGCGTGAAGTCGATCCTGTTCGGCGACTTCAGCAAGTACATCATCCGCGACGTGCGCGAAGTCGAGCTGCGACGGCTGGACGAGCTCTATGCCGTGTTGGGGCAGACGGCGTTCCTCGCGTTCGCGCGCACGGACGGCGACCTGCTCGACGCCGGCACGCATCCCGTCAAGTACGGGACGCATCCGTAACCGTCATGGCTCCGATCAAAATCGGTACGCCGACCAGTCCCGTGTCGACCGGCACCTCGGTGACGCCGGTCGTCACGCCGCCGCCGTCCAATTACACGCCGCCCAACGCGGCAACGAGACCCCCCGCAACCGATCCGAAGACGAGGTGAGTCATGGCGACAGAGCGAGAGGCGCGAGAGGGCGCGGCGACCGACCGGGCGACCGTGCATCTCTACGTGCGACAGCAAATTGACACGAAGCCCGCGGAAGCGGCGGCGATCATGGCGCAGATGGAAAGCCTCGAGAAACTCATCGAGGCGGCCGGCGTGCCGCTGCGGGGCAGTTACAGCGTGACCACGGACGAGCCGCTCCCGGAGGCCGAGCCTAAGGGCGACCGCGGACCCGACGCCGAACCTCGCACCGAGGGCTGACATGCCGACCCTGCATCTGTACCTGCGTCAGCAGGTCGACGCCACGGGCGTGCAGAGTGCCGCGATCATGGACGCGATGAACAAGCTCCAGGTCGCCGTCGAAGCCACGGGCGAGCCCTTCAAAGGCAGTTGTGCCACGACGCGGCCGCCGGCACCCCCGCCGGCCGCGGACGAGGCCAGCCTCCGCGCGGACGCATGAAACTGCGCTTTCTCGCCGTCGTGCCGTCGTCGAATCCGGACTTTCCGTTCCGGCCAGGGCAAGTCGTCGAGGCGCCCCGGCTCACGCCGGAGATGCGGCGCTGGCTCAAAGAGGGCCTCGTCGAAGCGGTGAAAGCGTCGGAGGAAATCACGCAACCGCCCGCCGATGAGCGGGCGGTGGAGGGGAACGGATCGTGACGACGGAGTCGGGGTACCACTACTACACCGGGACGCACGGGCACTATCACACCCCGTACGCGTCCTGGGATCTGGTGACGGGGCCGACCGATGAACCCGTCACGCTCGCCGAATGCAAGCAGCACGCGAAGATTCTCTACAGCAATGACGACGCCGTGCAGTTCCGGTTTCTCAAGATGGCGCGCGAAGAAGCCGAGGAATACCTGCAGCGCGGGTTGCTCACGCAGACCTGGCGACTCGCGCTGCAGAATTTTTACGAGATCATGTTCCTGCCGATGGCGGCGCCGCTGCAGTCGGTGACGTCGGTCACCTACTACGACGCGAACGGCGTCCAGCAAACGCTGGCGCCGACCGTCTACACCGTCGACACCTACAGCCTGCCGGGCTCGGTGATCCGGGCGGCGAATCAAATCTGGCCGGTGCTACAGACCGATCGCCGGCTGTCACGGGTCGTCATCACCTATGTCGTCGGCTGGACCTCGGCGGCGCTGGTG